GTGCTGGTGTTTCTTCTGCCCCGCCACCCAATGCACCACCAAGTCCAAGTTCTCCACCACCACCACCGCCAGCTTCTTCTGCGGGTTGTCCAATTTTTTCAAGTGATGCAGCAAATTTCTTGTCGTAGAACATTTCTCTTTGAATCTTGACAATTTGTTCATCAGACATACCAAAGATATTTTGTGCTACCCAATGCTTGGAAAAGTATCCTTCAGTAGCAGCAGAAGCAACATCAAACTTAACTTTCCAATGTTCAAGTTCTTGAAGTGCTGCAATCTTGGATGGATTGTTAAGAGATAATTTAAATGAAATTAAATCTGTACCACGGAATCCAAGAGTATAAAGATGAATAATACCAATCTTTTCAAGTTCCGCTACAATTACTCTTTGAAGTCTTTGAATAGTTCTTGCGAAACGAATATCTTTTTGTGCAAGTGTTGTTTTATCTTCTGTTGCACCATCGCCTCTAATCAAGTAAGACATTGGTACTTTAAGTGCAGCAAATAATTTATCTCTAAGATATTTTACATCTTCAATAGCAGAAGCAAACTGACCACCAGCTAATGCTTCAATTTTAGTATTATTTACTCCACCACGTACAGGAATGAAGTAATCTTCATCAACTGAGGTTGGATTGTAGCGTAAATCTACACGACCTGTATTAGAATCAAGAATTTGATTTCTTTTCATTTGGGTCATGACTTTTTGCATGTATTGCTCAATGTCTTCTGGAGGAACATTACCAACATCTACGTAGAATACTTTACGCTCTGGTGAACGTGTAATTCTATAGGCCATCATTGCATCTTCAAGAAGTGTGAGTTGTCTCCAAATTCTTCTTGCAGGGTCTAATACTGATGTACCATATGGTGAGTGTTTATCATTTCCAAGAATTCTAAAGTGTGCAATTTGCCAATTCTCAAATGTTAAACCACCAGAGTTCCATTGGAATTGTACATAATTAGAATTTGTTTTATCTTTACCTTCCATTCTTTCAATTTGATTTGCTGGAAGTCCAATACCGCTTGTGATACCAAGTTTGTCATCGATATCAAGATATAAAAAGAAATCTCCATACTTACACATATTTCTTGACCAACTAAACAAGTTTGATTCAAGATTTAATGTCTTAAAATATAAAGTTTCTAATATAGATTTGATTTCTTCGTTTGGACATTTAACTTTTAACATATCTGTTAATTCGTTATTTGTCGTCATTTCGTCTGCATAAATATCGAGAGCAGATGCTATTTCTGGCATGTACTCCATTTGGTCAAAGTCAATATATCTATCAGCACGATTTTGTGCGTGCATGGTCTTAGAAGACATATTTTCATAAGCAAGATATTCTGCTTTTTTAAATGACAAACCTTGTGCAGATTGAAATTTAAATTTATCTAATTGTGTTCTTCGATATCTACTTTGAGTTTGCTGATTATAGTTGGAGAGTGGCCCAGAAAACAATTTTGTCAATTGCTTAAATAATTGCGACTCTTCGTTTCTTGTGTTTTTGTTTCTTCTATTATCAGCCATATTTATCCTTTAAATATCCAAATAAAATCTTTTTGCATTTCTCTTTGTTGCAAAAGTTTGTCTGTAAGTTTGTTTCTTTGGTCGTAACTTAACATACCATTTATACTAGTATCTAGTACCTTATTCGATTTTGTTATACCTGTCAATAATGCTTTTTGATATTCAATATCTTTTGTTGCATTTTGGAATACTGTATCTTTTACCCAACACGCAATTGATAACGACAATACTAAATCATCGTTATATCCTTGCATTGCCTGTGGTCTTCCATGATGCCAAATAAACGTTGTCAATTCATTATAAGAACGTACAGAGTTTATTCTTATCATCTTTGACCTAATAAACTCTTCCATCTTAGCAATTATCAAAGGTCTTGATTTGTGTGAGGTTGTAAAACCGGGAACAGAGTTAGACATACCTTGTGCCACGTATTGCTCAACAAATTCAGTAGAGCCTTTGGTTGAATAATAAATGTTTTTATATCCAAGTGATATAATCTTTTCTAATACTGCATACCCAAGATTGTTGTTTTCAACAACAATCATTGCATTACCATATTGTCTTCCAGTATTCATCAATAAATTTGCAAAGTCATCTATATTTAATTTTCCTTGATATTCTGCAACTTGTTCCATTGTATCAAGATTGATTACATGAAATACTGAAAAGTCCTTACCATCACCTCTGGCAACGTCTGCGACTAATAAGTATTTACATTTCTCATAGTAATCTTTCCAAATCCACAAGTTTCTATCAACACCAAGTCTTAATTTTGGTTCTGCAAATATTGTTGATAAGTATTCTAAATCTTCTGCTGAAAGTACAGTCTCACCAGATGCATTGAAAGAGCACTCATATTCTTGTGCAATTTCACGTTTAGAAAGGTTTTTAGTTTCTTTCTGAAACCATTCTTCGTTTCTTTCTGGATGTACAGACCAATGAAGTTTTATTGGATGAAATTCGTTTACAGAAGATTCAGCATCAATATAGGTTTGATGAAACCAATTACCGACACCATTAGGAGTTGAAATAGAAATACAACGACCACCAGTTGCCATTGTAGGATAAAGACCTGTCCAAAGTTCTTGCATACCCTCAATAAATGCTGCTTCGTCCAATACAAGCAAAGATAGTGCTTCAGAACGACCAGCATCGCCAGAAGTTGCAGATGATTTAATTTGTGACCCATTTGATAATTCAAATGAGTTTCTATTATCAATTGTTACTGTAGCAATCATAAGCCACGAAGGAACAGACTTAATAATATATTTAACTTTCTTGACTAAGTTAGATGCTGAAAGAAGTTTAGTTGCTAATACCAAAACGTTCTTATCACGATGAAACAACATCAACCAAGCAATATAACCCGCAACTACAGTAGATAAACCAAGCTGACGGGCCTTCAGAATAACGCTAAATCTATGGTCTTGAAAGTCTTTGACTACATCCTCTTGAAACGGATACATTCTAAATGGAATTGGACCACGTTGAGGGTGTGAGATTTTACAATATGTATTTATGAAATATACAGGATTCTTACCACACTTTAATATTTCGTCTTGAACTTGTTGTTTGGTAAGTTTATACATATCATATTAGTCGTTCTTGAATTTGACGTTTGATGGTTTTTTAGCTTTGTCTCTACCAAGTTCTAAGAATTTTCTTGTTATATCTCTTGTGATATCTTCTGAAGGTGGAGAAACTGGCTCTACGTCTTTCAATGATGTTATTTTATAATGTTTTTTAGCTTCTACTGAGGTTCTTTGACGAGAGATTGGTTGCACTAATACTTGTACTTCGCCAACTGCTTCCAAAGAAAGAGCAGATTTTGTTATATCTTTATATTCTTTTTTCAAAAAGGAAACAATTTTTTCAATTGTTGCTTCCATTTCTCCTTCAAAATCTTTCTTCATATATACATCTTTCAATTTGATATCGGATGTATAAACAATAGTGAGCATGTTACCGCTTGTTTTTACCTTAAATCCGTCAATTACTCTTGAATCAAGTAAAGGGTCGCCTTCTTCTCTTTTAAGACCGATAGAACGTTGTTTGCTATCAGAAGCATATTTCTCAACATGAGAACCATCGTAAGCGTTTGCTGCTGCTTGATGAATACCTTGAATTATTTCATAAGTGGTTGCCATGTTTATTCGTATCCTTCTTCGCCCAATGAAATGGAATCAAATGTTGTTTCTGAGTCTTCACCCATAGTTTCATCTTGTTGTTGGTCAAATTGCCCAGATTGCATATCGTAATCTAATGCATGATATACATCACCAATCATTTGTGACATAACGGCAATTTTATATTGCATCCATTCTGGGAGGTCATCGTCACCTTGAATCATATCGTGAAGTTTCATAGCATATTCACCAATTTTAAATAATTGTGATTTTGCCATATAGCCTTCTTGTTCATATTCTGGCTCGCCAGTAAGTTCTTCTGGTTGCTCAACTGGACCTTCTAATTGATACATATCCAATTCTTCTTGGATAATTTCTTTTAATCTAGACTTAGAAATTTTCATTTTTATTTGGCCTCCAACCTGTCTTCCATCTTTCTTCTCTTCCTTCGACCCATTGAATATAACATTTATTGCAACATTCAAAACGATTCATATACAAATCGTCCTTTAAATCAAAAGAATATGTAGAACAGATTGGACAAGTCCTATTACTATCTTTATTAAGTAGTTTTTTAGAAATAAAAACACCATTTACTTCAACTTTTTGATCCTTATCATTTTTATTTTCTATTTGAGAAAGTTCTTTAAGTTGTTCAAGGTATGCTTTTTCTTTTTCTTCGTTCCAATAATGTTTTGGATTTGCAATTGTATCTTCACCATATTTTTGTGCAATTGCTTTTTCAATCTTTACAATTTCATTCAAGTCTTTCATGTTTTCTGCCAAAAGTTATGTTTTGTGTAATTTTAATATCTTTATGTGTCCATTGCCACAATTCACCATTTTCTTGAATAATTGTGTATGTTGTATCGGTTTCATGACCATATTCTGTAACAAGCCAAATAATTCCCTTTCCTTTGGGAGTTATAACATCAATTCTATTAATTGGCTCAAATATTGTTATAGACATATATTGTTCCTATTGATGTAACGAATCCAGCAGCGAAACCGATTCCAATCCACATAGGCGTTTGATTTTTTGTTTGTTTCTTTAATAACTCATATGCTTTATCAAGTTCTTTATCTTTTTCAACAATTAATGCTTCTTTTGTCATTTTATAAGAATCAAAATCATATTGAATTTTTTGTATATCTAATTCACATTTAATTTCTTGTTTTTGTTTTTCATGTTCATTATCAGCTTTGCATTGAGCAATTTCTGC